AGAACCGATTCTTTCTCATCAAGCTGGTTGTATCGGCGCCAAAATCGTGTCTAAACTTAGCAATCGGAGGCGTGGAATTAATAGCTCGCGAAGGAATAAGCATCGCATCACTAGAAACACCCGAAAGAGTATCGCTAATAGTACGAATAACATATTTTCCAGCAGCCTCGTAAGCAAAAGATCCGCCAGTAAGCGCTTTTTGCGCTCCTGTAAGTCCGTTGTCTAGAGCCTTGGGAAGCGAATTAATAAATTCCGTAGCGTTATCTTTAAGAGCGAGAGCCTTAGTGATAATAGTGCCAGTGCTAATATTTCCGAGAATAGAGCCACCCTGTCTTTGCTCATTAAAAGCGCCGCCAGTAGTGTTTCTCAATCTATTAGCCTTTGTGGAAACAGCCATTTAAAATCTCCAAAAAATGTATTATTTTTCCAACGTTCCCACAATAAATATCCAAGTCCTATTCTATATACACAAATCATATTTGAATCTTATTTTTTTCTTTGCATATTTTTACAGCTTTTAACAATTTTCTTCTGGCAGTCTCTCTACTGTACCCATTAGCGCTACCTATTTCTTTCATCGTCATATTCTCCATAAATCTTTGCTTTATTATATCGGAAACATCGCTAGGTAAACCTTCTATAATATCGTAAAAATTCATATCGGAGCTTGTTTTTCTTAAATTTTGAAGACGCACACCACCCCTCGTAGACCCTCTATCGTCTTGGAACTCATTTCCCCAACTAGAATATTCTCTTCTTTTTTTCTTTACCCTGCTACGAAAAGCAAAAGAAAGCTGTTGATAAAGATAGGAGGTGAATTTAGAACCTCTTTCTGGATCATATTTTTTTATACAGTCCCATAAAATATCCATTTTTATAGAATCAATTTCGTCATAATCAATATTATTCTTATAAGGGAAAGAAACTTTATTCATAATATTAAGAATGTTTTTATCCTTCAGGTAATTTTCAATATCTTTATCCATCTTGGCTCCTAAGTACGATTCCGCCAGCTTGTTTTTTCAATTCCAATAATCTATTTAGACCTTCTAAATAAATCTCATCCATAAAATCAGAAACTATATAGTCAACTTTCCCCTGCGGAGAAACTAAAATAGACCAGTGTTTATTGTTTTTAAGTTGACTCTTAACCAAATCTACAGTTTCTTGAGTGCCTTCATCTGATAGTATTTCGCTTTCCGTATAGGTACATAGTTTTTCTTCAATAGTTTTTCTAACGTCTGATATATCAAACATTCTAGCAACACCAATAAAAAAAGAATATTTTCCTAGTATCTTTAGCGCCTCGATACCTTCTACATCCTTATTTAATACGTTGGACATTTTATTTGTCACCGGAAAATTAGTATAACCAATCCAGCAGTCCCACCTATCTGAAGGCTTGAGCATAGATTCTTCTGGATATGGGCCTATTGGAGTGTATAAAATTCTTTGCTGCTCCAATATGAAGCCGGGGTCCATAGCGAATTGAGGCATCTGATCTTCTTCATAATCTTGATCTTGTGTTTCCTGCATGGGTTCTGTTGTGTAAACAACGTCAACTTTAGCGTTCCAGCTTTCCCAAGCTATTTTTTTATGACCTGACATATTGGCCTCATACAGTTAAAAGGTGGTTGCGTCTATCGGGTTGACTACTATGTTGTCTGATGACAACTCGTCCACTGACTCCTTTAGTGCCTTTAAGTTACTAAACAGGTTATATATTTTATCATAGTCAGCTTCTCTATCTTCTAATACGCATTGAGACTTTAAATTATCCATAACTTCGTCTATTAATGCCCCTTCTGAAAGCCTATAGAGCATAGCCGCTAGACTCGTCGTTCCATATTCCGAGCTTTCCCAGTCGCAGGTAAAATAAATACTCCCATCTTCTTCTGTATATACTAAAAGTTGGCATATTAGATTTGCCTCAGATTGCTGATCTTCCACGTTTGAAAATTGCTTTTTCATAATTTTTATTTAAATCAATTCCTATATCTGATAATTGTGACAGGGTATAAAAAGATCCGATTTTTTCTACTTCGTTTACTTGTGGGATACATGCTAGATATACTACCTCACATTCTTCATTATTCAAGACCTCAAAACTAAAAAGCTCTTTTTTAATCCATTCAAAATCAAGGTTTAGATGTTTCTCTGAAATTTCCTTTAGTGTTTGCCTCTCGTTTTTTGTAGATATATAACGAAAAGGAAAACTGTTGTCATCATCAAGGTAAACTTTTAAATGTTCTTCTCTTAAAGGACTTATGTTGTTATCCTTTTTCAATACTATAAATGTTATCCTTACTTTCATTGAGATAAATTCCAAGCAAGACCAGAAAACACTTCACCAAGCTGACGCTTTTCTGACTGTGTTAGCTGGTGGTTTTCGCTTCCAGTAACCCCTGAGACTAGAGATATAACGCCTTCACTATACCCATCGTACTTACCTTTTAAAGAATCTTTATACAAAATCTTTGCGGCCTCTGTATATACATCGTTTACCTGCTGAACATCTGTATTGTATGTCAATATTCTTTCTGAAAACTCTTTATTGAAAATACAAAGGTCCAACCTATCTTTATCATCGGTAACTTTCTCTGCCACCTTTAAGGTTTTTTCTTTAATCTCCTGCGTAGGCTCGTTTATTTCAACAGCCGGAGCGATGGGCTTGGGTATCAAATCAGGAATCCGTTCCTGAATTTGAGGCAAAAATAAACCAATAAGAACTATAAGTAAACCTAGACAGGTTCTAGTCGTTGAGGATTTCAATTTTATCCTCCGTTTCAAAAGAGTCTTGATTTTCGCATTTCTCGTCTCTTTCTACCAGCAGAGGAAATGTCTCGTCTAACTTCTTGCAAGCCTCTGTTAAACAAAGGGCTTTGCAAGAATCGTAAAGAGACTCCCACTGAACAACCGTAGAAGATAGTTTCACAGCTTTTTTAGGTCTACTGATAGAGGGTAAAGAAAACCCTTTCAATAAATCAAGTAAAGCTGGAGCCGCAATAACGACTCCTACACCAATAAAAATTAACTGAATCGTACTAAGTTCACCCATTTTATTTTCCTACTATTTAGTTTCTCGTACAGTATCACCAATAACCCAAGCTGCAACAATGGTAACGATACCAAGTAATTGCTCCTGATTCAATTCCACTCCAAAAAGATCGGAAGCTACAACTGCGGCAAGGCCGATTGCTGAAACCCAGAATCTACGAGACTTACCTAACGATTTTAACTTATCCATAACTTACTCCAATTACCTTTTCTAAAAACAAACCCTTCCGATGAAGGATATAAACACTACTTCTTATTATACATCTTTCCTATAGTTTCCGCAGACTGAAAACCTACTTTATGAGAATCATATTTACCATTTACCAATAAAACAAACTCTGGAACTGATCTTGTTTTTTTGTTAAACATAAGCTGTTTGTTTGACGGTTTATCAATGTCTACAATTCTTATCATAGCGTCTGCTTTTTCCGAGATTTTCCACTTAGGATTAGTTTTAAATTTTGCCAACTCTGTTCTTTTCCACTGCTGACATGGGCCACACCAACTTGCCGTAAAGAATAAAACCTGTTTCATTCTTGGCTTTACCTTTACCTCATCCGTAGAAACCACAGTAGAGGTCTTCTGTAATTTTTTTTTTGATTTTCTACCGTTATTGTAGGACAGTATGCTCCCATCTCTACCACCTCCACCTCGTTCACCACAGGAGCAGGACTAGACACAGAGTGATATGGACAGTCGGTTGTATGACCATCCCCCTGCACTATCTTTCCAGTACCTTTGCATATACACTTATTAACGTCTGGATCTGGCCCCAAGGGTTCGTCGTCATCATCAGGAACAATATTAAAAACCTTAGCCTGAGCTACGTCAAATGCCTCGCTCGTCTCATCAATTATAGGCTGTATATCGCTTGTTGTCAACGACTCTGCTGATTTACTTTGAAAAAAAATAAAACCAGCTATAATTACAACCCCTATTATCGCTCTTTGTTGTGTGTTCATCAAAATACCTCATTGATTGTCCAATCTATTTTTCTAGCTGGGAACCCATCTACATCGCTGAACACCCAGCCGCCACCGCCCGATAACATGCCTCTAGCATCTTTCTCTCTAATCCAGAAGCTACCTTCTGGTTGCCCATTTACCCTTGGACCACTATTCCATTTGCCCCAGCTATTTTGAACTAGGTATAGCGTTTCTTTTAATCTTTCGTTTGTATCATCACAAGCGATCCAACACATAGCGTGATTCCAACCGCTAGATCTTTTAGCGATACCATTACTATCCCTTCTAGAAGAAAAGCCGTACCCAGAGCATACAGAAAGAGCATAGCCATTAGCCAGCGCATCTCTAGCCTCTTCTATAGTTCTGATGTTTGATATTGTTTTAACTTGGTGCTTTTGAGCCTCTGTTTTATACACATTATTTGGTATTTTCTTTCTCGCTCCCAAGCTAGAATTATATTTAGATAGATCTACATCTCCATAATCTTTTCTAACTAACACCCCGCCGTTCTGATGAACATATCTAGCAGCACCAGAACAAGTCATACCCTGTCCCATATGGCTTCTTGACTGATATATAGCCTCCGTTGCACCGCGAGCAACGAAATCCTCCCTATCTCCATTTTTAATTTCTACCGCGCGAGTAATGTCTACAGCATTTCTAGTGGAGTGAGAAACACAATCCCCCGTGGTCTGCTTTTCTGATGGACCAAAACCGGAATCAAAATCTAATAAAGCTTTAAAAGGAAGGCTTAACTTACCTTTACCAGATCCATATAGACTATGAGCAGAAGCCCCAAATACAGGAGTAGGAAGTTCTGCTAACAGAGCCGCCGTGTCTTCTGGGTCGCATACGCTACCTACAAAACCATCCTTATAAAGATTCAATATTTGTCTAGGTGTAAGATCTACATCATCAAAATCATAATCCATTTATCAACTCCTGTGCTGAATTTTTCCAACTAAATTGTTTTCCGGTATCTATACCGTTTTGGTTTGTAGTAAGTTGTCCATCTTGTTTTAACGTATGAACATCTCTCATATATTCTATTGTAACATCCTTTTGATCTTGAGCAATTTCTGCCCAAACCCCCAACTGACCATCAAAAAATACGCCATCAAAAGCTGTTTCTAAATTGTTAATATTTATAAGTCTTGAGTTTACCGGAGTGCAAAATTCTGTATGTGCAGAGTAATTAGTTGTAATAACATGTTTGCCCATAGCCATCATTTCTAGTAATTCAAGATTCCAACCTTCTGCCCTTGAGGGGAATACACCACAATCAGTCTGCCTCATAATGCTCATTACATCCTGATGAGTTTTCTGTCTTGGTATAATTCTTATTTTGCTTCCTAGCTTAGAATTTTTATAGAGGTCTTGCCAATTTTTATTACCCTCTCCTATAAATGGATTATCACACATCATCCATAGTTCCACATCATCATTCTCAGAAAAAGCATTGTTGAAGCATTCTAGAAGTATATCGTGACCTTTTCTTTTTTCCCATTTGCCGCAGTTAAAAAAGACGGTTGATTGTCTTCCAGAAACGGCTGATGGTGAGAATATATTATTATCAACACCTAGAGGCACAACATGCACATCTTCATCTTTAAATTTTGTATTTTGTAAGATAATTTGTTTAGCCCATTTAGAACAAACAAATATTTTATTACAGTGATGAAGGCTTGTTATTTCCTTTGCGTTAAAATGAGTAAGCTCAAAGATAGGAAAGCCTATAAACTTTCCATTGCCAACTCTAGTAGTCA